ACAACAAAACAGAATTTGAGAGAAAACTCGACAATATCAACCATACGATGGAGTTAATTCGTACAATCGTACCGTTGATAATGGTGGGATTACAGTTGGTCATCCTTTATAAGTTGCTTGATTAATGTGAGATTTTACACCTATATCGGTACCCTTGGAAATAAAATTCTAGTTCGTGGCGTCAACGCTGAAACGGGCAACGATTTTATTAGACGAGAGGACTTTCAACCAACGATTTTCGTTGAGGGCAAGAAGGGGGAAACTCCTTACCGTACCCTAGACGATAGACCAGTTTATAAGATGTCTCCCGGGAACATCAAAGAGACACGAAATTTCATTAAGCAATATCAAGGAGTTGATGGATTCTCAATTCACGGCAATGACAATTTCGCCCTGCAATATACTTGTAAAGAGTGGAAAGGTGATGTCGATTATGACGTATCTAAAATTCGTATCTGGAACCTCGACATTGAGGTAGAAGCAGAACAGGGATTCCCATCGCCAGAACAAGCAACATCCGTTGTTAACGCAATCACGGTATATGACTCTATCGAAGATACCTATTTTACTTGGGGTCTTGATGAGTGGACAAATCACCGTGATGATATTCGATGTGAATATTTCCAGATGGACACTGAAGAGAATTTGCTCAAGCATTTTCTAGACTTGTATCAAAATTCCCCACCCCATATTTTAACAGGATGGAACATCGAGAGTTTCGACATTCCATATTTGATTAATCGTTTGACCCGTCTGTTTGGTCAGAAAGAAACTAAACGGTTATCCCCATTCGGTTGGATCAAAGAAAGAATTGTAAGAGGTATGTATGGCAAAGAATCTGTTGCTTATGATATTTATGGCGTGTCTACTATGGATTACCTACAACTTTACAAAAAGTTTACATACGCTAATCAAGAATCGTTTCGACTCGACCATATTGCATTTGTCGAATTAGCAGAGAGAAAGATTTCTTATGAAGAAGCAGGCTCCCTATTTAAACTCGCCCGCACAAATCACCAAAAGTTTATTGACTATAACATCAAAGATGTTGAACTAGTCCAAAGAATCGATGATAAGTTAAAACTAATCGATTTAGGTATCACAATGGCATATGATGCCAAGATTAATTTCGTAGACGTATTCGGCACCGTTAAGATGTGGGATGCGATTGTTTACGACCATTTGAGAAAACAGGATATAGTATGTCCGACTAAATCTAACCATTCAAAGAAAGATGCCTTTGCCGGCGCTTATGTTAAAGAACCTATCACTGGCTTCCACGATTGGGTAGTATCGTTTGACTTGAATTCACTATATCCCCATTTGATTATGCAGTACAACATTTCACCAGAGACCATCGCTGGTCATAATTCTGATGTGAGTGTGGACAAGTTATTGAGCAAAGAAGTAGACCTTTCAGATGTTCAGAAGAAAGGATATGCAGTTGCTCCTAACGGAACGATGTATAGAAAAGACAAACGTGGATTTCTACCCGAATTGATGGAGAAGATTTACGCTGACCGAGTAATTTACAAGAAGAAGATGCTTAACGCTCAACAAAGACAAGAAGAGGGCGATGATGTCGGCAACGAGATTTCTAAGTATCTTAACATTCAGATGGCCAAAAAGATTCAGTTGAACTCTGCCTATGGCGCCCTTGGTAATCAATGGTTCAGATACTATGATATACGAAACGCTGAAGCGGTTACCACTGGTGGTCAACTAGCAATTCGTTGGATTGAAACTGCTCTGAATGATTATCTAAACAAATATTTGGAGACCAAGAATTATGATTACGTTGTTGCTATTGATACTGATTCGGTCTATTTACGATTAGGGAAGTTTGTCGATAAGTTCATCAAGTCTGATGATAAGAATAAGATTATTGATACTCTTGACAAAGTGACCAAAGAAGCATTTGAGCCACACATTGCCAAGTCTTACCAAGAACTGGCAGATTATGTTAATGCTACAGAGAACAAGATGTTTATGGGTAGAGAGGTTATTGCCGACAAGGCCGTATGGACCGCCAAGAAACGATATGCCCTAAACGTCCACGATTCTGAGGGTGTACGATATAAGACTCCTAAGATGAAGGTTATGGGTATGGAGATTGTCAAATCGTCAACTCCTGCTAATGTTCGTGGTAAACTCAAAGAAGCAGTTAAGATAATGTTGACAGGAAATGAACGTCAATTACAAGAATTGGTGCATAAATATAAGAAAGAATTTGTTAATCTGGATATACCAGAGATTGCTTTCCCACGAGGGCTAAGCGATTATACAAAGTATGAACACGCCGACAAGTCGGTGCCTATTCACGCACGAGCGGCCAAGGTGTATAATGCTTTGTTGAAGAAGCACGGATTAAAGAATGTTGAGAAGATTGGAGATGGTGCGAAGTTGAAATTCGTATATTTGAAAACACCCAATCCATTCAATTCTAATGCGATTGCTTTTCTTGATGGTATGCCACCAGAGTTCGAGGTTGAACGATGGGTTGATTACGATACACAATTTGAGAAAGCGTTTCTCTCTCCATTAGAGGGAGTTCTACAACCAGTTGGTTGGGATTGGGAAGAGAAGAGTACGCTTGAATCATTTTTTGGATAGGAAATAGATATGGCTAATAAAATAGATTTAGATGCAATAGCAAATAATGCCCAAGACGGAGCAAAAACTTTTGATCAGTTCGTAACGAACTTCCAAGAGAACATTGCCGCCGCCCTTCAGCTGGCCAAATATGGAACGATAGAAAGCGATAACGAATATGTCCTTGACGAAGATGGATATATTGTCGGTGATATTTGGACAGAGGCCATTGCCGCTGAAGTAATGTCGTTTAATGGATTCCTGGCAACCACACATCGAATAGATACTCTAACTGCAGGTCGAGAAATATTTGGCAAGAGGTCGGTACCGACTGACCATACCCTAGTCGCTGAGGAATTGGGACATACTACTGCCGAATTTTTAAAGATGTTTCCAAAGTACCCTATTATCTACTTTACACGTTGGGGAAATCTAAGGAAGCCATATGATTTACAAGCATTGATAGATAATCCAGTGATACGATAAAAAAGACTTGACAAGACCAGTAAATAGGTATATAATATGTAACAAAATTGACGATATTATATTATGGAGAAAATGAATGAGTGATTCGATTGTAGCACAAAAAAGATTGATGGAAAAACTGCGAAAGGCAGGTTCTATCAAATCCACACAATTAACTAAGTCCTCTCTATTCACAGAGAAAGACGAAATCCCCACATCCGTACCGATGGTTAATGTCGCATTAAGTGGCAAACTAAACGGCGGACTCACGAATGGTCTTACAGTTCTTGCGGGACCATCAAAGCATTTCAAAACAGCATTTGGACTGTTGATGATGAAGGCTTATATGGATAAGTATCCAGAAGCAATTTGTCTTTTCTACGATTCAGAATTTGGCACACCGCAGAGTTATTTCAGTTCCTTGCAAATTGATACTGACAGAGTTCTACACGTTCCAACTAAGAATATTGAAGAGTTGAAATTTGACCTAGTCAAGCAACTTGATGGACTGGCAGTTGAAGATAAGGTCTATATTATGATAGACTCTATTGGCAACCTCGCTTCCAAGAAAGAAGTCGAAGATGCACAGAATGAAAAGTCCGTTGCTGATATGACACGAGCAAAACAGTTAAAGTCTTTGTTTAGGATGATAACTCCCTATCTCACATTAAGAGATGTTCCTCTTGTAGCAGTTAATCATACCTACCAAACACAAGAGATGTTCTCTAAAGCAGTTGTTTCTGGTGGTACTGGAGTATATTACTCCGCAGATAATATCTGGATTATCGGCAGACAACAAGACAAGAAGGGAACAGAGATACAAGGCTACAATTTTATCATCAATGTAGAGAAGTCCAGATTTGTTAAAGAGAAATCGAAGATTCCGATTTCCGTGACGTGGGAAGGTGGTATTAAGAAATGGTCAGGATTACTAGACGTTGCTCTTGAGGGTGGATTTGTTACTAAACCTTCTATGGGTTGGTATTCAAAAGTCGATATGGAAACGGGCGAAGTTGAAGAAATTAAAGTACGAGTAACTACTACAGACAACAAAGAATTCTGGGAATCTATTATTGATACTCCTAAATTTAAAGAATATGTAGAGAATCGCTACGCCATTGGCACTGGGTTACTTAAATCTATAGATGCTGATGAGGTAGCCGATGCGGAATAAGGAAGACGTATTCTATGTAAAGACTAAAGATTCTACAGTCTTTGCCATATATGATTTGACAATATCAGACGATTGTGATAAAATATCGTTTGGATATAATTTCATTGATGATAATCCTTTGGATAAATCTCAATATGAAGAGGAGGTCTATAAATTGGTAGAATATATGATAACGAAAGCCATTAAGTTAGAAATGGCAAATGCAGAGAAGAGGTTAAATACGTGAATATAGAAGCCACGATATTATCGAATCTCTTACACAATGAAGAGTTCGCCAGAAAGTCCATCGTATTTCTGAAAGAAGAGTATTTCCACGATGCTACAGAGAAAGCAGTATTCCACGAGATACAAAAATTCTATTCAAAATACAATGATGTTCCGTCTAGGGAAGCCCTTCAGATAAATGTTGATGAACGACCAGATTTATCTTCAACGATATATGATGAGGCGTCCGCATTAATCAAATCTCTTGGAAAGATAGACAATAATCAGCAATGGCTCCTTGATGAAACAGAGAAATTCTGTAAAGACAAGGCAGTCTATAATGCTATTATGGAGTCGATTGAGATTATTGATGGTAAGCACAAGAAGAAAACTGATGGTGCGATACCCGAATTATTGTCCGATGCTCTAGCAGTAACATTCGATACACATATCGGTCACGATTTCCTAGAGGATTCCGATGACCGATATGAATTCTATCATACACGAGAAGAGAAGATTCCGTTTGACATTGAATACCTGAATAAGATTACCCAAGGTGGAGTCACACGAAAATCATTAAATATTCTTATGGCTGGTACTGGTGTCGGTAAGACAATCGGAATGTGTCATATGGCCGCATCGAATTTGACCATAGGAAAGAATGTTCTATACGTTACAATGGAGATGGCAGAGGAGCGTATTGCTGAAAGAATCGATGCTAATCTCCTTGATATTGAGTTGAATCGTCTGAAAGATTTAACCAAAGTAATGTATGAACGTAAGATGGAACAACTTAAACAGAAAGTCAAAGGGAAGATAATCATTAAGGAATTCCCCACATCACAGGCGCATACAGGACATATTAGGCATCTATTAAACGAATTATCACTAAAGAAAGATTTTAAACCAGACATTATCTATGTCGATTATCTTAATATATGTGCATCCCAGAGGCTCGTAGGTTCTCAATCTGTTAACTCTTATACATACGTCAAGGCGATAGCAGAAGAACTCCGAGGTCTAGCAGTTGAATACAACGTGCCAATTTGGTCCGCAACACAGACCACACGTTCTGGTTTCGGCAATTCAGATGTCGGTCTGGAAGATACATCAGAATCCTTCGGTCTACCAGCAACTGCTGACCTCTTTCTTGCTCTTATTCAAACAGAGGAATTAGAGGAACTGAATCAGGTGATGGTGAAACAATTGAAAAATCGTCACGGTGATATTGCTATCAATAGACGATTTGTGATTGGTATAGACAAACCGAAGATGAAGTGGTACGATGCTGAACAATCAGCCCAAGAGGACATCATTGGAACGACTTCCGTGACTAGTGGGCCACGCTCATATGAGGAAGCAGAGTCGATGTTTTCTAGTGCAAACAAGAAGAAGGCCTTCAAAGACTTTAAGATGTAGTGTCTGATTCTTATAAATATGTAATAAGAGTAAATTACATAATTGATACGTTTATATGCTCAGATTTAAAACCTACATAGTTGAAGCAGACAAAAAGCCACTCACACCCGAGCAGGCTAAAACTCTGTTAAAATCATACATTAATACCTCAGTTGTTAACTCAGGAATTGCTTTAACTTCTTCGAGCCGTGGTGGACCTCACGTTAGGTTTCCAATCGTGGGCGATGGTAAAGAGTTTTTTAAAACTCTGGGCCTAAAGGTTTCAGACTATAAAGAAAAGCGAGTCATTACCAGTAAATATAAGACGTATGTGCTTACAGCGACTAAAAATATTATCGGTAACCCTCTTGCTAAGGAACCCAAAACTATACCAAAAGGAACTTCATATTATTGGGTAAATTCTGAAATATCTCAAACCGCAGGCGGTGGTCAGATGTTTGCAAATAAAGCCTTATCACCTGATAGTCTCAATTTATCGGGGCAAACATTCGCAAAGGGACAGTTAAGAAAAGCCGTAAAGGAGCAGTTAAAAATCAAGTTCCCAGAAGGCGATACTGCAAAAGTATTAACAGAATTGGCAGAGTTAGCGTGGACAGACAAAACCTCTGTTCCCTTAGCCGACCTAAGTTTTGACAAGAAAGACTTTGCAAAAATTTCATCAGATTTTGGAGAAGTTCTTTCCGCTATTTGGGTGATGAAGTCGAAGAATTTCTCCCAAGTATTGTTTCCTAGTGCATCTAATGAAAAATTAATTGACTTCTATGGAATTAAGGTAGGCAGACAGTATCCTTTTTCTGTTAAGTCCGGTGCAACGGGTGGTAAAGTTACTGTTAAGAATATTGTTCGTGCTATTAAACAGAGAGCCAAAACAGCCAACGCTGATAATTCACACGAATTAGCCGATGAAGTATTCCATATAGTCCAGAGTTTTTCAATGAAAGAGCAAATGATTATGCTCCATCAAAAATTTAAAACAAAGTGTATTAGGGAACTTGCCTCTCTTATGAAATGCAAGCCCAATGATATAACTTTAGATAGAATTGACCAATGGACTACACAGGAAAACACCGTCAAAAGAGATGTGTGGGAGAAAAAGGGAAAGAAGAAGATAAGAGTAGAGAAAAAAGGAGACCTGTCCAAAGATAATCATCTACTATTAAAAAAATTAGGAAAATGGCACAAGAAATGGAGTCCGCCAGAAGATAAGACAAAATACACCAAAGACCTTCCAAGACAGATAATTTCACCACTGGGCCAAGTCATTTATAAAGAATTGAACAAAATGGACGGAATGAAAGATTCCTTGACAAGAATTGCCCAACAAGTTACACTAATACAAGTAAACGTAAATGTTAAAACAAAGGTGATGACATTTAAGAGTAATTTTTTCAAACAAGCCGACTTTCAATTTGAATGGGCAGGATACTCGGGTGGAAATACACTTGGCTTTATTATGAAGATGAAAAAATAATGAAAAAATTTAGTACATACGTAAAAGAACCTACTAATGTAGGTCGATATCTTCAGGAAGAAAAACTCAAACATTTAGA